AACTTCATAGTTATCTCTGTTTGCAGAATCACCCAGATTATACTCCAGATTTGCTGTAGATGACGTGGAGAAGGATCCGTCTTCGTCGTAGTCCGTTGTGTATTCGTCCAGAGGCTCAATCGCTACGGAATCTGCGCTTGTCAGCTCTGATTTTTTGATAACAGAACAAGTTTTTTGGATATCATCAAAAAAAATGGTGGCATTGAAAAGCTTTCGAAATTCCTCTATAAAAGTATAGCTCGACCAATGAGGTAGTGCCCTTCGCAGCTCACGAGTCTTGTAGGCCGATGCGATATACAGGAGGTTCCACGGCTTGCAGTCGAAGTCGTTGCGCTTGAGAGTATATCCCTCGTATTCTACTACCTTACGGAAGATATACATCAGGTTGGGCTGAACTGCTGGGTTTACGATAAATGGTGCATTGTAGCCAATAAATACTTTCGTTTTATCTACTCCTACAAAATTGGCAATCATATCATTTGTTTCGTCCCGTATAGGAACAAAACACCATTTACCCTCTACTCCCAGGAACTTCGATTTATCATCATCCAATCTATAGATGTCCTTAATCTTCTGAAGACCTTTCCATCCCTGAGACCAGCCCTTATCAACTGTATAACCGGGCTTGTCAGCTGTGCCAAACGGAATCTCATCGATGTAGTGCTTGGTCAGGCGGTCATTGAACTTGATGCGTGATTTGCCTCCGACTATCTGCAGTTTGATTTCTTTCTCATTCACGGAGAGTATGGTACCGACACCGCTCATGATTAGCTGGCTGTTACAGAACAGCTTGCAGTCATCGTATTTGGCGATGTTCTTCTTGACTTCCAAGCGTGAGACATTCTTGAATATGACACGGTTCTCCAGGATATTCATGGGGAAGGTGATGTCATAGGTGTACTCACCATCATCGGTGACATACTGATTTGCGTATGTCACCTTGATGGATGATGTAGAAATGGGATAGGCCTTATGGCCATTGATGATGCATGTTATCATATTCCACTACTTATTGTTTAAAATGCGCTGATAATCCTGCAGTCTGCGGTGCAGACCTCTACGACCAGATATCGGAACCTCGACCTCAATGCCATCGTCAAGAGTCTGTGTCAGACGGCTGACGGCTGCATTGACACCATCGAGGGACTGGCGTACCTCGGTGTTATCATTGTTGACATTGACAACAGGAGCAACCACGGTACTGCTACCCTGTCCGAGAGAACGTGTGATATCATCAGCGGTCAGCGAGCCAACAGTATTGGAGCGCTGGGCCCTATCGATGAGGTCAAGAGCTGGACGGATGGATGAGTTGTTGACGGCATTGTGATTAGCCACGAACTCACCCTCATGGACGATGCCTGCCTGCTTGCGGTACCGGGTTCCTCCGGTGTAACCACCTTCGTAGTACCCTGCTGCCTCTGCCTGGTGCTGCTTCTTGATAGCCGCAAGCTGTATCATACCTGCAGCTGTGGCCATACCTGCTGCTATAGGAGCTAATGTCCAACCTATTGTTGGTATAACTGCAGCAGATGCATAGGCATTGATAGCAGACATTGCTGTAGATGCTATCGCCTGGGCAATTTCTATCTTCATGGCTTTTTTGTTTGCCTTTGACTTCGCAGCTGCCAGTTCTTTGTCTCTCTTCTCCTCCAACTTTTTCTTTTTCTTCGAGTTGTTGCCAGCTGCAGCAATCTGCTTTTCGTAGTTTTTGGAGATTTTCGCCTGCTCGAGGTCAGAGCATGCCTGAGCATATGACGATGACGCAGATAGAATACCGTTGATACCATTGTAAACAACAGCTGTCTTTTCAACCAGGTTATTGAGGTAATCAGAGGTGATCTGCGCTTTCGCCTGCATGTATGCAGCATGGTTCTGCTTGTCGTTGCCATACAACTCCTTCAGTTTCTCCATGGTGTTTTGATAGTTCTCAACTTGTGAGGAGAAGTATCCACCCAGAGTTGCATTGCTGGTCGACTGGGACTCACCTGCAGCAGCCCTGGCACTGTTGACCATCTCAGAAGACTTATTATCGATTTTTATCTGAGCGCTACCTGCTCCATGGTCCTCGGCATCTTGGCTGGCTCTCTGAGCAGCGAACTGCTTGGAGATCTCTAGCTTCATGCGCTGATACTCCTCCTCCTTGATCAATCCCTGCTTGTAGAGAGTGTCAAGGCCATTGAGGTACATGGTCTCCTGTGCCTGCAGGTCTTGCTTTCCGAACTGCTGACGCAACTCCTTCAGCTGGTTCTGGTATGACTCCTGCATCTGCAGTTGGTGGTCGAGCTCAGCCTGTTCCATCTCAGCCTTCAGATCCAGCCACTCCTCGCTGCCCTCTCTGTCTTTGAAGAGTGCAAGACGTTTTTTCATGGCTTCAACATCATTCTTATATAGTGCTTCATTAAGAGCGGTATCATTCTGATAGATAGCTGAACTGGCATCATTATACTGAGCTTTGATGCTAGCCTCCTTCTGGAGGCGTTCACGCTCAATGGTCTGCTCATTCATCTTCTGAATGGCAGCATCATGCTGCTTGACAACGTTGACCTGGTTGTCAAGCAACTGCTTGTACTCGTTGCTCTTCTCACCATATAGCTGCTTCAGCTTGGCAAAACCCTTAATCTGGATGCTCTGTCTGTCGTCGATGAACTGCTGATAGGTTTTCTTGCCTTCTGCATATGCTTTGGCGTTGTTAGCCATCAACTCGTTGGTCTCAGCCTTGATGCTATCGGCAGCCTGCTTCTGCTTGCGCTTGGCTTCTGCCTCACGCTTGCGAGCTTCTGCAGCCGCAGTCTTCTCAGCCTTGGCCCTAGCCTTGCGCTCCTTATCTGAAGCTTGATGAGTACCGGTTGTTCTCTGCTGCTTAATGATGGTACCATCATTGCCCTTGCCATTGTAGCCATTGTTTCTCCAAGGCTCCGGATCATTGATTTCGAAGTGCTGGGACTCCAGCTCATTAATCTTGGCCATGAGTTTCTGCTGATACTGTTTTTCTCGCTCGATATTCTGAAGAAGCAGGTCCTTGTGTTCGGCTACGAAGTTTAGTTTCTGGGTCTTGCCACCTGCAAATGGGTTGAGGCGATCCCAAAATCGCTTCCAGTAGCCTCGATTGTCGTTATCTCCCTCTCCTAACAGGTCTTCTGCCTCAGCCTGCTTAGCTATAGACTCAGCCAGCTTCTTCTGCAAGCCATCGATGACGATCTTCTTCTTCATCATGTCGATGTACGACTGAATCTGCCTTGTTGCCTGACCTGTGCGAACAGCCTCTTCAGTAATGTTGCCCAGGTGCTGACTCATCAGCTTGCCGTTGAGTTCCTCCAGTGCAGCCTTTCGATCGGACTCGGCACTGGTATTTGACTGGATAGCAGATGCCAGGCGCATGATGGATGCCTCCTCTTCTGCTGCCTGCTTGTTGGCATCTGTCACGGCATCATTGTAGTCACGCTGCGCCTGCTCTGCGGCGCTCGTCTCTTTAGACAGGGTGACGATGGCGGCAGTCAGACCGGCAACGACAGCAATCACGGCTGTGATCGGGTTGGCCAACAATACCTTGTTCCACAACATCTGCGCTGCTGTGGTCAGTTTTATTTCGCGTGTCAACGCCATCTGGACAATTTCCATAGTCTCGAGAGCAGATGTCTTGAGACCCACAAGGACGAGATGCGCCTTTTCGCGCAGAATCATGATGTTGAGCCATGCCATCTGCGCCTTTTCTGCTATCAACTTGGCCTTAGATACTGCAGTATAGGTAACGATGGCGGCAGTCAGTACAATTAATATACGCCAATATTTTTTGACGAAATCAACTAGTGTGGAGAGTGCTCGAACTCCGAGACTGGCTGCAGATATGCAATATCGTGCTGCAGGATAGAGTTTCTGGCCCAGCTCGATGGAGAGATCCAGGAACTTCTTGCTCGCCTTGTCAAGTTGAGCCTGTACATTCTCGTTCTGTGTCTCGAACTCATTGAGGACGGATGTGCCTTCGGAATATGCTTCGCTTGCCAGGTCCTGGGCAGTCTTGATGTCATCGAGCTTGTCTGCGAGGACGGTGAGGACACCTGTCGCTCTGGAACCATCCATCTTCATTTCCTCGAACATAGGTGCGAGGTCTGCGAATCCACCCTTGGCTCGCATGGCTGCCAGGAATTGGAGGAGTGCGCCATTGGCGTCCTCCTTTAACGTCTTTGCGAATTCCTTGACATTGAGACCTGCAATCTGAGCAAACTTTGCGGAGTCCTGGAACATTTTTGCCAGAAGGTTCTGCACAGCTGTTGCTGCCGTTTCATCTTGCTGCATGTTCTGGTCAAGGACAGAAGCGAGACCCATGATCTGAGCCTGTGTAAAGCCTGCCTGCTTGCCAACACCTGCCACACGGGCAGTGAAGTCAACCAGATAACCGGCAGAGGCAGAGGAATTCTGAGCCAGCTCATTGACTGCAGAACCAGTCGCCAACATGGCACCTCGCAGACCCTTGGTTTTGTCTTCGCCGAACATCTGGGCGAGTTTACCGATTTGGGAGACGGCTTTATCGCCGAGATCATCACCGAGGGCGACATTGATTTTATCGGCTCCATCGACGAATTCCTCAACTGCAGCAGTCGAGGTGATGCCGAGTCTTCCGGCATCTTCGGCCAGTTGGTTGAGCTTCTGGCGAGGTGTGCGGGTATCCATCTTCTTGAAATCTTCGTTCATGCGCTCGACTTCTTCTGCTGTCTGCCCAGTGTACTTGCGAACGTTGGTCATTTCATCATCCATCTTGGCATACTCCTCCACACACTTCTTGACTGTGAAGGTGATGCCGGAGATGGCAGCGACTGCACCGAGAGCTAGTCCCTGCATACGGTTGAACCAGTCTGCCGAACGTTTGATCCAGGACTCCTGGGCAACGCCCTCGGCTCTAACTGCCTGCAGTTCTGCCTTTAGCTGCTTGGCTTGTCTCTCCATCTGTTTGAACTGCTCGGTACCACGCTGCATGCCCTGCATCTGCTGATTGAGCGCCTTGATGGAGTATTCGAGGTCACGGATGGATGAGGTCTTGAGGTTGGCCATGGTGTTGTTGACGAGCTGCATCTGTCTCTTGGTCTCCTTGATGTCCACGTTGGTGCTGTCAATCTCCTTGTCATACTGCTGCATGAGGGTGACCACCTTCTTCTCGCTCTGACGGATGCGTTCCAACTCTGCCTCCACAAGTTTCAGCTGCGAAGCTCTGGAGGCGTACATGGTTGATGTAGGGTCGTAGTCAGCCATCTGACTACGTAGCTTGGATGCTGTGAAGTTGAGGTCATTGAGTGAAGCATGTTTCAGGTTTGACACCGTAGCGGTCATGCGTCTCGCTTCCTCATCAGCCTTGCGTGTCGCGCCCTTCAGGGCAAGCATTTGCTCCTTAACCTTGGAGAGTTGAGTGTCCAATTTTGCAAAGTCTGAAGGGTCAGATGCTGCCTTCATCTGCCCCTTCAGATGTCTTGCTGCCTTCTCCAGCTGTCCGAGGCTTGCACTTGACAGGTTGTCGAGTGTCTCCTTGACGCTCATGGTTGAGTTCTTGAATTGCTTCATCTCTCGCTCTGCGGCCTTCAGATCCTTGGCGAGGGATGCGCCTAAACGGGAATCGCCCGCCGAGAAGGCATCTTGTTTTGCCTTCTTCAGACGAGCGACTCTGTCCTCTAACTCTTTGAGTCGGTTCTTCGCCTCCTCAGAGTTGAGCTTGATGACTGTTGTATATACCTCTTGTCTTGCCATTATCGGGTGACTTGTATATAGCTGTTATATAATATGTTGGAATGGGGATTGAAGTTGATGACCTTGACATCATAGCCTTTGGTGCCCCACCGCCACCAGAGGAATCTGTGCTTGTACTGCCTGTAGACGATGGTCTGGAGGCTGTCTCTCGCCTTGTATGTCAAGATGGAGTCCGCCGTATTGAGACGGAAACTGAGCCATCGGTCGCTGTAGGTATAGACCGAGTCGCTGCGGTCAGTCTTGACCGTATCAGCAGTACTCAGACTCGTGCGCTGGTCTGCCAAGACCTGGCCAAGACGAATGTCCAGGTCATGGAGCAGTTGGCGGTCGTAGGCCTGAATTTTGTACTCCTCTGCCGGCATCTGCAGCACCTGCTGCGTGATGACCGTGAGCGAGTCTCGGATGGTGTCTCGCTCGGCTGGAGCATACTGAAGTTTCAGCCCATTGAGCTGTTCTCTCAGTTCCTGCTCCGCTCGCTGCTGTCGATGGTCAAAAACCCAGAAACAGGCGATGATGACCAATATCACCGATATGGCCATGATGATTGACTTGAGATGTTTCTGCATAATCCTTAATGTTAAATGTCGGCATATTCCAGAATTGCGTCGAAGCAAGGACACTCCTTGATGCGCTCCCATGGATCGACCACTCCATTGTGGTTCTTGTCAGGCGAGATGTCACGATGTCCCATGATCTTGGCATCAGGGTAGCGTTGACGCAACTCCTTCAAGAGTTGACGAAGTCCAGCCTTCTGTTCTTCTGTTCGGTTGTCGATAGCCTTGCCTGTGCGGGATATTCCACCCATGTATGCAACGTTGACTGAATCGAAATTGTGACCTTTAACTCCGTTGGACGGCAGGTCTTCTGTCATGAGCTGCGTGTACTTGCCATCAGCGGTTACGACCCAGTGGTAGCCTGGATAATGCCAGCCTTTGTTTCTGAACTCCTTGAGCAAGGCATCGACAGACCATGACTGTCGGCTTGCTGTACAATGAACGAAAATTTTCTTAATCTTGCGTGCCATTTTTGTTATTGAAATATTTATTGATAATGTCTTTAACTCTGGTGTCAAAAGTCAGTGCGAAACCAAAGACGGTTGCCACGTAAACCAGACTCTGCCCAAAGTACCACAAGACGTTAGATGTGACGTCGTGGGACATAAAAAAGCTGATGTACACGAGCACAATGCCAGCAAGCAGTACGATGCCAGCCGAGCTGTAGTGTATCCAATCCTTGGTATTTCTCTGCATATCTGTACCTGATTAAATCTGGCACAAAGGTACAGATAATATAAGAAATATAAAAATACGGCAGGAAGAACGATTTTCCTCCTGCCGTATCTGTTAACTATGAGATATCTCTGTCGAGTAATTCTCTGGCCATCTGCTTAGCCTGCTCTCGCCATTCCTGGAATACCTGGTACTCTGTCTCATGCTCCTTATTGCCATCTCCATGGTTGCATAGGATGGCTTCGACATCGCCCTGACTGTACTTAGTACGAACAAGACCATTCACGAACTGGCGATAGCTTGCCGACTCAGCCTCAATTTTAGTGGAGCCGTCAATCTCTGTGCCCTCGTAGCAGTAGGCTGTCACTGTCTTACTATCGCCATCAGACTCCGACATGGTGGTGTCTGGGTGATAGTTTTCTACTTTCTGCTCACTCAGGAACAGAAGAAAATGCTTGCTGTCATATCTCAAGTATGACATACGGCAAAGATAAAATTTCTTGTGCATCTAGATAAACTTATAAAATTTCTTGCCAAATTTGTTGGTTAACTCGGCTGCAACGGTGTAGAAGCCCTTTTCCAGCAGTTCCCACTCCTTGCGTGCCTGGTCAACCAGAATATCTGAGCCAGTAAAGAGCCACCACGACTCAGGTTGCCAAACCGGCTCCTCAATCTCATCGCCATGTTCATCGAGTTGTCCTGTCTTCCGGACGTGATCGATGAAACGGAAGCGGATGGCTAGGCGGTCCTTAGGCACCTTCTTGGTGACTATGTGCTTGACGCCCTGGTCGTCAACTTCTTCAACCTGCTCCATCTTGAAGTCGACTCTCGACTTATCTATCTTGTAATCCTCTATGAGGATGAGGAACTTGTCATAGTCCTCAATGTTGTGGCACAGGATATCGCCTGGATGCTTCTTCTGCGCCAAACTCATGCCCTCGAAGGGAACCTCTCCCTTGCGAGCCTTCACAATCTGACCATACTTTTTCATACCGATTTTATTTAATAAGTTTTTTGTATCTGCGTGTTTGGCTAGGCCAAGCCTCGATGCTGCCTTGCGCCGGATCTGTTCATCGCTAAGACCACGTTTGCGCAATCTTGCCACCTGGGCACAGAGTGCCTGCTTGGTGCGCTTGCGCAAAAGGGCATGGTCAGCAAAGATCTTCTGTCCACAGAAGTCTATGCCGTCACATGTACGATGAATATTCCAACTTTTATTGATGCTCAGCTTCCAGTCTCTAGCCAAGTGCATGACTGCAAGCTCCGCCATGAGGCGTAAGAAAACCTTATCTTCATGCATGATGAAGATATTGTCCATGAATCTATAATAATGTTTGAGCCCTTCGCGGCAAAATCGGTCGAAGCGCTCATTGAGGGATTTTACCCCCCCACATTTAAAACGATAGCTTGCTGCTCCGAGCGGCATGTGAGGAGCATGTCCGTGACGTAGCGAGCCTGCCAATAACCGTGTTTTTCGGGGTCTTGGAGTATGTCGAAACACCGCATGGCGAGATAGTCAAACCTCGCCAGAAACAGTTGCCCCAAAAGTTGTGTAAGCTTGACGCCCAGCACTATGCCATTGGCATAGCTGTCAACGACCTCGTCGATGAAAGCAAGTAGCTTGCGGTCCTTGATATACAACCTGTACTCTCTCTTGAGCAGATTGTGCTCAACATTCTGGAAATAATGATGTATATCCATGGGCAAGCAATAGAATGTGTCTTGCTGTGGCGAGGTAAAGATGTCCTGCTTGATTATCTTGTAGAAGAAATGCGTTCCACGCCCCTTGGTACCAGCTGGGCTGTTGAAAGGAATCTTGGCTCTCAACTTATCTTCACTGGTGTGCATGGCTGCATGCTGAATGACATGATCGCCAACAGGCAACTTATTGACTATGCGATGCTTGGGTTTTTCAACCGGCTTGGCCTCATAGTCTGATGTATGCCATGTCTGATGAACATATGCATTTAGCAGGGCTTGAAGATTTGTTTCAAGCTCTGCCTCAAACGCTTGAACTGAGAGACGGGACTTCTTGTGCCGGGAAAAATCAAAAAATGCTTCACGAAAATTTTGCAAAGTCTCAACCGCCTGAGATATGTTACCTAACCTCTTCACTTGCTTTAAAATTTTATGTATATAAAAAAAAGGTCGGTGTCTGATAAATGTCGGTGTCTGTGTCTGTTGTCTGCTTTTATGATGTCCTAACTTTCGACCGGATGACCCATTGTCATCATCTACTAGCTATTCTGCTAATGTGTATGTTTTGCCATGAGGCAAGGCCTGACTCCCGAAATCACTGCAGCTAAGCAAACTAACCTGCAGTATCTTGTTAAGTTGAGGGCCGCACCGTAGTTCACATTGTAATCCGAGACAGCATTGTTCACGTTGAGCGTCGAAAGACCGCATTGACCACCATTGTTAGCGTTGCCACCACGAAGACACAGGCGAAAACCGGCGCAGGAATCACAGCCTGGTTTGAATACCGCCTGCAAAGGTACTGAAAAAAATCGGAATGAAAGAATGTCAAAGAGCGAAATTTCAAAAAAAATCGACCGCCCAAGGGCGGTTGGGTTTGCTCGCTACGCTCGCAGGGTGCTCAGGATTGCCCTTGGTTCCGCTGGGAAGCCTTGGCCAAACCTGCACACTCCTGCTCACGTCAGCACACCTCTGTCCACTCTAGGCCGCCTCGTAATACACTGGTTCCAATGACCACTCGGATGCTGCTTCGCAGAGGGCCGCACCGAAGCGCACAATGCAACCCGAGACAGCATCGCTCACGCTGAGCGCCGAAAGACCGCATCGACCACCACCGTCAGCGCGGCCACCACGAAGACACAGGCGAAAACCGGATGTAGCTCCTGACGTGTTCCAGAAATAGCAAGTCGAATAGGTTGACTCTGTAGCACCAATCTGTGTACAGAAGTTCTCGAGATGTTCCATCGACAAGGTCTTGATCCATCCTTCACCACCGCCTGGTGACTTGCTCAACGCTATCATGCCGGAAGGGTTGCCGATGGTCCAGGAACCGTATATTGACGGAGCCACGAGGTGTGTCATGGTCTTGTCACTGTTGACCTGACAGAACTCATCATCCGGCATTCGCCAGAGATTGCCGAAGCCGTTCTTTAAGCCGAAGAAACATGGAATCTTGGCATTATATACCGTTGTGCCTGCGTCATTCTTGACTGCGTAAGTTGCTTCACCGCACGAATCCCCAAGCTCGATGCCTGCACTCATAGGTGCTACAGGTCTATAGCCGTTGTAGCCGCCCCAGTCTGGCATCTGTGTCAAGCCTACACCGAGTCCTCCCTGGAAGAGACCATTGGCATCCTTGTTGGCATTGACGGCATCCTGATCGTAATGTGTACCGAAGATGACGCCGAAAAGAATTGCTACAATGGATGTATGTCGCATGGTTGTGCTGAGCCAGCCCTTGCCATTCTTGCGTGCTGCAGCTCTGAACTGCTCAGCAGTCAGATTAGTTGCCGGTCTACCCAGAAGCGTTTTATTTGTGCCATCATAAGACGAATTGTTGTCTCCACCACGATAGTCAGCTCCATTATTGATATAGCTCACAAGTCTGCCTGTGCTTCGCTCTATAGTGGCGAATCCTGCAGCAGAGAGACTGCCGATAGGAATCTCGTAATTAAACTCACCAGGAATTGGCTTGATGCCAATCTGCTCATAGTGCAATCCGCCAATATCCTTGAGGACAACGTAGAATTTACGTCCCCATCCCCACTGATAGTGACCTTCAGAGCCATCCAGCTTCGCTGGTTCCCCTGTAGCATACTTGTAGTGATCCTTGCTGTCGAGCTTCCGACGACTGTGGTCATTCTTGACCAGGTATGCGCCCAGTCCGAGGATGTACGGCAACTCCCTCAGCAACTCAAGTGAGCCAACGTATGATGCAGCCTTAGGCGTTGCGTTGTTAGTGTCCCACACTCTTCCACACCAGGCATGCTGACCAATAGCAAGGTCAGCCTTGAGCGCATCCATACCGATGCTAGTGACATTGCCATTTTGGTCTGTCAGCAGCACGCTCTGGTTGCTGTTGACGGTTGTGACTTTCGTCACGGAATTGAATTTTTTACCTTCCATTTCCAGCTATTCTAATTTTGATTATTTTCTATATTATTATATACCCATATTGTGTGACCAAGCTCGTTCGTACCGATGAGTTCATACCACCCATAAACTTCTATGGTAGTCTCTCTAGTATGCACATAACTCATTTTTGCCGGCATGAATGTATCCTTTGTATGTTCGCCCTTAAGTACCGCTGGCATTGTATTGCGCGATATGATAGGATTGAAGACCACGATGCGCATGAATTCTCCATCTTTCAGGTGCGGTAGGACATAGGTACCCCAACCCATGATAAAAGAGCCATTGATGACACTAGTGCCATCAGTAACCGTATTCTCGTTGTATCTCAGTCTTCCGACAGAGACATCTCCAGAGACGCTGACATTCTGGAATGTTCCTCCCTTGCAATCGAGATCGCCGTCCTTAGCTCTGAAGACTACATTGCCGTCCTTATCCTTCATTTCGATGGTACGGACACCCAGGTTCTCTACCATCTGGTACTGGGCAAGGATGATGTGGGCTATGATGAGTTCGATAGACTGACCCAGTCGCCAATAATGGTTATTCAGATCAGCTGCAGATCCCGGATAATTATCTGCAGTCTTGACGTGCGTCTTGATGCAGGAATAGCTATTGCCATTATATAAGACAACATCCTTCCACTCTTCACCTTCTCCACCCGCTTCGAATGTGTAACCATTACTGCAGGTATTCCACAGCTGCGGACCTCGAAGGACGCTGCCCTTCTCACCCTTGACAGCCTTCCTGATAAAATTAATAGTTCTTGTAATTACTGTCATAGACTACTTGACTGATTGAATCGTTAATGCCACGCTGCTGTAACCGGCATGCTCGCAGTCTGCCCTGGTCACAGCAAATGAACTCAGCTGGACAGTAGGCTTGCGTGCTGCCTCAGTATTGAGGACAACACCAGAACCTGACTTCAGCGTGAAATAGAACTTGCTACCGATAGTCTCAGACTTTCCCCTGACAATCAGTCTCGGAGTATAGGTCACAGTACCATTGCCTGACTCGTCCTCGCTGATAGACTCATCAGCCGGTGTCGGGTTGGGCTCAATATCGTATGGATCTGACGCATCGATGACAGTCTGGAAGTCGAAACCCAGCATATTATCCTTGCCCATGGCCTTGTCGTTGTACACTTCCACCATGAACTCCCTCGTGCAATCAACATCTGATGCCTTGACGGTGAGGATCTTGGCACTGGCTCCTGCAATCTGCTCCCAACCTGTGATGCTATTGACTGCTTTATACCACTTGTAATATAGTCCTGCTGTCAGAGTTTCGTTGCCCTGCGTGACTTTGGCTTCGAGCTGGCAGCTGTCATCCTTGCTACCCAGAACGAAGTTGTGCGTATCATTAGCCGGAGCCTTTATTGTCACACGATAGGCGACTCCTGTGTAAGGGCCAACGGGGATATCGTAGCTAGCCTGAATATCATCTGTAGCCTCCTGCTGCCCAGAACGCTCTGTGATGGTACCGACCATCCTGATTGTAATGCCGCTATAATTGGAAACCTTAACCAGGTTGTTGCAGATTTTCAGTCCCCAATATAATTGCGAAGCACTTGGTCTGATAACTTCAAAGAGACCGTCAAACAGTCCTGTAGACTTGCCTGCAGAATTGAAAGGAATCTCCGTATCATTGAAGAAGTACTTCATGGAGGTAGGTGTACTGATGCCTTCTGCTGTTCTCGATGAGATGACAACGAAGTACAGCTTCGGCTGCGTCTGCGAGAAATCCGGATAGACAGTCACGACATCCCCATTTCTCTGGTACTCCTGGTAGATATCTCCGTCAGGCGACTGGATTGACGGAGTAAATGTACCCATCTTTGGTATGAAGTTGATGGTTGTCGACTTACTTGCGCTACTCATTTTCTGCCTCCTCTCTCTGCTCTGTCATGATGAATCTGCTGTCTGTAGCTACAGGCAGCTTGTTGCACACTTTGCCTTCCTGCTCCATGCAGGCGGTCTTGCCATCCATAGCGATAGCGCCTATTCTGGACAGCGTCTCCTCGAACTCGATAGGTTCCCCAAGCTGTAGGATATCCTGACACCAGAGAATGAAATTGCCATCCTGCAGCTCAGTTCTGTCCTCGGTCAGCTGAAGCAACTCCACGACCTTGCGATTTGCCTTGATGTATCTTTCCATATATTATATTATAAATGATGATTAGTGAAAAATGAACGGATTGCCATCTGCGTCCACGAAGACCTTGCCGTCGGCATCCATAGCCAGAGCTAAAGGATCGAGGTCTTTAACTTCCAAAGCAAGGATAGCTCCCCTGTTCGGATCCAGCAGATCTGTAGGTACTCTCGGAGACATGCCATGTCCGACAAGGACAGCGTTCTCAAAGTGTATCGAGTTATTCGGTGCCATCCACCAGAGGACCTGCAGTTCTCTTGTCGGGTTCGCAATTTCTCCGACATTGTCAGAGATGGTTGCCGCTGGGTGTACTACCTTCGTGTCGGGCAGAACCTCGTCGACCGTGTCGAGGATATCGTAATCGTAGAATGGTATCCTGCGGACGATATTGACAATTCTGTTCGGTGTAGCATCACTCAGATCTACGCTTGCCGGATTGCCATCAGCCGAGAATTTAGCCCTGCATCTGATGCAGATGCGCTTGCCCATGAGCGAGCGGTCTAGAGTAACCGATGCACCATCTGAAGAAACTTTGATTTCGAGGTCATCTGCTGTAATGGCGGAGAACTGACCTCTATCACGGAGAATCTCCCAGATGAACAGCCTCCTCTCCTTAGCGCACTCCTCTGATCCGAGGCGCAGAGATGCATTGATGACCTGCTTGTCTGTATCACGAAGCGGATTATAGTATCGGTCACCACTCGAAAGCAGCAGCGTCGGCTTGTAGAGGGTCGCATTCTTGCAGTTGATGGAATAGTCCATCATAATTCTGTGAACCTTATTTGTCCGGCTGTCCAGGTACTTCGCCTTGAATCTGAGCAGAATCGGTTTCTGCGGCGCTGCGTTGACATACCAGAGCAGTTTGCCGGCATCATTGCCGGTCGAGGTGATGACATGCTTCCTGGGTGTCGAAACCAGCGCATTACCCTCCACACCATTCACGACTCTGTACCAGGCGATATCTGTCAGTTCACTATTGACACGACCACTCTCGAGTATGTTATCTCTGTCGATTATACCAACGACCGGTTGCAAGGCGCATGGTGTCAACTCGTAATTAGGAGCATACTCATTCTGGTTGGCGTCATAAGTCTGTTCGAGCGGGACGCTGCCTGATATTGTCTTGGATGTGTTCACCTGCAGAGGCGTGTATTTGAAGTCTAATCTTTTGTATTTCATCTTATATGTTATTAAACACATTCCAGTGTGATGGAATCTTGGGCAACCTCATTGCCCAGACCATCACGAAGTGTAACTGTTGCCGTGAATCTAATCTTAGCCGGAACTCCCTCGCTGTCGATGGAGAGGTCAGACTGGGTCAGTACGATAGCCTTGCCTGCCTTGGAACCGACTTCGAGTGACCAGATGTTGTCACTTGTGACTCTCTGCTCACCAGCCTTATTCTCCGTGTATCTGGTCCAGGCTACGTCGCTGTCGAGGATATCTGAGGTGATATCCTGGCCGTAGAGCGTAGCAACGATAGTCAGCGGAGCACGGAAGTTGTCGAAGTCATAGATCGTCTCGTCTTCGAGAAAGTCAATGGTGAAGGCAGGATTGCCCTCTATCATCGACCAGTCGGTATTGTTCCATCTTGGTGCGGTATGAGTACCAGTCTTCTGGCATCGCCACTTGCACCCGGTATACCAGACATCGGAGGTTTCGTATTTACCGGTTCCCGGATTGAGAGCTGAGCAGAAATAGTCTGCCGCCTCTGACCATGGTCCTCGGTCAACATAATCGACAACCGGTTTGCCTTGATAGTCAATCTGTATGATATCCTGGGTGATGATGCCGGCTGCATAGAGATAATCCCTGCCCTTGACGATAGGAAGGTCGAGCGACTTGACGAACTCAGGCATGTCGCCGAAGACCATGCCGTAGTTGTAATTTTCAAGTATCGGCTTTGTGACGCCCGTCAGCTTGACGATGCGCCCCTCGGAACTGGAGATGTAGAAACAGCTCTGCAGCTTTTCATCGGTCTGGTTGCCATAACGGGCGATATTCATGAGCTCACATGGCGGAAAGTTCTTGCCTGCCGGAACTTCGGCATCTGGATAGAGGGTGACCTCGATGTAATTCTTAACCGCGTTGACGCTATTGACTCTCATCCATGAGGTGTAGTAATCAGCCGAAGTGCCGGAATTTGCTGCCGAAGCGATGTTGTTGACCACGCCCTTGATGACGTTGCCCACATGCTGAGCCGTGAAGTATCCACTATACTTGGAGCGGAGGTGTAAGCCATAGCAATCATCGCCCAGACTGTCAACGCTCTCGATGGTGTCGCTTTCGGTGAAGAAAGTGTCACCCTCCTGCGCTGACAGGCGGTTGACAATCAGTTCCATGACCCGCATGTATGTGCGGACGGTGATGCTCTCAACCTCTGCATTGCCATTGGCATCGACCTGCGCGCCCTTGCCGTTGTACAGCCCGGAGACGAAGTCACCGAACTGTGCGCCCGCCTTGAACTGCGCCATCTGCTCGGAGATGAGTCCACGCAGGAAGGTAATCATGCCCTCGGCTGCATCGTCATGCTTGCGGCTGAGATAGGCTTCGGAGGTCTCGTCCGCACAGAAGTGCAGCAGTGAGAGGAAGGCGTTGCCGATGCGGTTTGCCGTGTTGGCCTGCAGGCGACGCTCGTCTCTGATGCCCTCAAAAAGGGTCTGAAGTGCACTCTTGTCTAGTTTATCTGCCATTTTTTCTTTTTTGTTTGCAAAGATAATATGCCGATGGAATCGGTAAAAATACGCTCCCTAGAGGTAGCGTGCTGCACCGATGCCCTTGAAGATCTCTGTGAGGGCAGATGCCATCAGACCATTGTACCGGTCGCCGTAGAAGGTCGCCTCATGTTCGTTGAGCTTCATGACAGAAGAGTAGTACTTCTGAGAGAACCAGTCACGCCTGCCTTTTGGTTCGCCACCGGCGACACGACCGCCCCAGGCAGGTCCCACCTTCTTCGGTTTATCGAGATTGTTGTCTCGGCGGTATTCATCGCCCAGGAAGTTGAGGTCGCCGTTGTTGATGCGGTGGACTTTCTCGCCTCCCTGTGCCTCGGTCCACTTGTACCACTCATGTGCCGGGCCTACTCCTGCAGCTACATAGATACCGTACTGCAGGAAGTTGTGCTCAATGGTGGTGACAGAGCCCTGCTCCAGGTGCGCCTTGATGGAAGCGTATAGGCGGCCTGTATCGATGGTACGAAGCCGCTCCATGCGCTCTCGCCAGTAGTCGCCCATGGCATTAGTCCATCCTCGCTCATATCTGAGGAGGTCGTCTATTTCTGCGTCTGCCATAGGCTCTCATCATACTGTATATCGATAGGTTCGTCTGATGTGACCATGAAATAGAGGCCTGTGACGCCATTCATGGACCATCTGCCCAGTTCGCTCGAATAGACCTGCGTGAGGTCCAGGAACTCCATCTGTCCGTCGTATGCCTCACGGCTCTTGTCGTATAGCATGCGACTGAGGAACTGTCGGAAGATATATCTGCAGATATTCATTTTCGCCTCTCGGTCTGCCATGTCATCGCGCCGGTACCCTGCCAGGATCCAGACGGTATAGACGTTGCGGTCGAAGAAACCCTCTCCGATGGAATGGGTGTTGCTGTCAACGGTGTCTGACACCATGATGAAGTTGGATGCTTTACGGAACTGCTGCATGACTCCCTGGATGGAATCAGGCCCGGAGCACTCTGTTGCGACAAAATTATAATCCCTGCAGGTTCTGCACTCGGCAGCCAGCTGCTTGAAATATGCGATGGAATCGAAGATTTTCTCTGTCATATTCTGAATATTTAACTGTTTTGCCTATTGCGCTCTCTAAACTCTTCTGCCTCCCGAGCCTTGTTGTCCAGCTCTGTGAGTGCAGCCCAGCAGTCTGTATTGTAGACTGCCTGCAGTTTGGTCACGTCACCATCGGTAAGTGCCCTGATCTGCGCCTGCATGGCTGGCAGGATGTCCTCACGCCGCAGCTCTCCACCCTCTCTGACTGGTCTGAAGAAGTGAGGGAAGTTCTCTGCCAGGTATCCCTTGATGGAGGAGTACCACATGAAGACATTTAGGAGCTCAAAAGACTTGAAAATGGCGGTTTCATCGGATTCTCCGGATTCATTCCGGTATAGAATCCACCCCATTTTCTTCAGGAACTTATCGTCCTTGTGGATAAGATACAGCTGGTAGTTCTTTTCCAGCTGCAGATAATCGAAGAAGGTGACGTCTCTGATGAGCCGTTCCACGGCATAGAGACCGGCACACGTGTCGAGCGGCAGATAATAGGTGTAATCTCCGATGAAATCGAAGTTTTTGAGGAGAGAGAGGATTTCGCCCTCGCTCAGATATAGCACTTCCCGCTTCTTTTTGCCATTTTTTGTTAGACAGAGAACGCTGCACTTCCAACCTGTTCTGGTATGCTTCAGCACCTTGATGCCGCAGAATCTTGCGAGTATGTAGCATTTCGCTACCGTCTGATCCGGGAACAGAGTCATTATTGTGAGGATATAGCGCAGCTCATCCTCCTGCAGCTCCTCCCAGTTCTTGGGAGCAGAGAACTCGAAGACTCGTTTGCCGTCACGAATTGAATACGAAGGCAGGTTTTGATTTTTCATTCTGAAATTCTTTGAAATGGTTAGCCTTATATGCCGATGAATTCGCATATAATGGGAATTTATCGAGGTTTCTGTCTAGATACGATAGCAGGCTTGCACGCTCGTTGGAGTATGCAGACAGCATGCCGTTGGCAAGCATTATCATGCAGCGCATCAGCATCACGCGCACCTCGTTCTCTTCCCAATTACTTTTACGCTCGCATCTAACCTGTGACATGATGTCATCCATCTGCTCATCAGATATAAGCTTGCGTATGGTGGCATCTGCCTCTTGCATGGCTGCCAACTTAGATGCCCACTCCTTGGATGTCATGCTGGTCTCTCCAGTGAGAAAACGGTAAGCGTCAAAGCTCCAAACTATCGTCTGTATGCCCTGCTTTGCCTGTAGGGTTTTCCCCCAACCCGGTACGTTGCAGAGAAGTGCCAGGACTGTCTGCTGTGATGAGATGAAGGCTACACGGCATTGCTCGATGAGCGCCTCGACTCTGGAGGAACTTGCCGGAGAGACTTCGTTGTTGGCCACAACGCCAAAGCCTGTAGGCGTAAGCACGAGGTCGAGGTGTCTGACTACGCCGAGGAAGGCATCGAGGCACACCGCCTTGATGACTGCTTCACGCAGGTCGTCGCTGGTCTCCAGTGCCTTCTCGCCTACCTCGCCCAATATCTGCTGGCAGAGCCGCTGATAGGACTCCTTGAAATGCGGTTCCACCGACTCGAACACCTCAGAGTGCGAACTGGTGGCTGCAAGGATGCTCTGCTCGAAGTCATCCTTGCTGATCTGAATCTTCATTGTTGCCATTGTTTGAAACTATTGATGTCTGTTGGTCCTTATTTTTGTCTAGTGTCGTGAGTTCTATCATCGGCACGTCTACGGTCACTCCTCGGTCGGCATAGCCATTGTAGTGGGAGATGACGTGGTAAGGCTTGCACATGATGTCGTGGCAAGCCTTCTCGAGCGACTGCTTGAGGATGAAGAGCTCTCGCTTGTCTGAGCCGGAATTGTTCATCTGGCTCTTGCCTGGTGTGGCTCCGATGAGGTTTGGATGTACGCCCAGCGAGAAGCAGAGGGCATTGGATGCCTCGCTCATGTCGTCAGCCCAGTCGCCACCCTCCTTCTTGCTGCCCTCGGAGAGGTTGATGATGCGCACCATGCGCTGCTCTCGGCCGTTTGGGTCGAAGTAGTAGCCCGTGATGAGCGCCTTGCCGGCATTCTCAGGTCCGCAGACGAAGTTGATGATGTTGTCCTTCTCCTGCAGGATGCGCTCCTTGCGCTTATCCGGGTCGATGATGTCCTCGTTGTTGCAGAGTTCTTCCCAGTAGTCGCGGTGCACCTCTATCTGGATGCGTGGAGCGGACGTGTTCTTGATCATGTAGCGCTTGCCGATACCGATGAGACGGTAGATATCATACCACGCATCATCAAAAATGCTGGCATAGTATGGTATCGGATAGTACTGCAGTCCGGGTGTCGGGATGCGTGAGATGATGGCAAACTTGCAGTCCTTGCCCATCTCAGGTGCCTTGCCCCTAATGCCGGTATATGGATCTGGAGCCTTTCCCATGCGCGCCATGAGGTCGCCCAGCGGGTCATAGAGGTCGAGGAGCGGGATAACCTCGGTATGTACCGGCGACATGACGTTGCGGAAGTCGCCGAAGAATACATGCTCTATGCGCCCCTTGTCATTGGGTACCTCCAGTCGGCAGTAGGAAACGTCCTTGTGGCGGATGTTGACTATCTTGGAGTGGTCACGGCTCAGGATGATGACCTCTACCGACCAGAAGAAGAACTTCATGTCTGTTGCCTGCTGCATGAAGACCTCGTGGATGGAGTTCTTCAGGCAGAAGTCGCGGATCTCTGCATCGGTGGTGTCCTGCTTGGTCTCCCTGTCCATGAAGCGCACACCCTGGCCGTAGCAGCACTGGACGTTGAAAGCCATGGCACGCTGCGCCACCATGTTGCGGCGCAGCAACTGCTGCAGGATGTATGGCATGTCGTTGTCATCGCCATAGTTCACATACTCGAAGAGCTTGCCGTCTGAAGTCTCCAGGATGCCTGTTGTGGCGTCGCCCACCTCTCCGGAACCCAGGAAACTGGTATCCTGCCCATACTGCTGCTCGATGGTGGTGGAGTCTGTAACCCTGCTCACGCCCTCTGCCACTAGGGCGTAGCGGCTGTAGGAACCGCTGGCTTCCACTTGCTGAAGCTGATATTTTTTCTGTTTCATGTCATAAATATACTGGTAAGCCCAGGAACTGGTGAATGTAGATGTCCGGAACGGTGCGAACCTCGGCATTTGCCGGATTGACGAGGCGGTGGAAACCGCCTCGCCAACTGCTGCCCCTGACCAGCCATCCTGTATAATCGACGGTCTCGCCGTCTGATGTCCACGCCTTCAGGTTAATGGTGGAGCGGTCTCGCTCTGCCTTGGCCAGGAGGCGCAGCACCTCTGTGAGGTGGTAAGCTGTGCGTCTCATCAGTTGAAGGTATTATCAAAGGTGTTGTCGAAGATACGGCCGGCACGCTGCAGGTCAAGCACGTTGTGCTGTCGCTGTGCGTAGGTGTAGCTGAAGGTGAAGCGTGGCACGCTGTCGCGCAGGTTGTCGCGCTTGGACTTTGAGTCAGAGAGAGTGACACGCTTGCCCACCTTGGCTACCCCGCCGATGAAGTTGACCAGATAGACCTCGTCTGAGCGGAAGAGATCATCTGCCCAGTTTGCCATGTCTGTGCCCAGATAGCCCGTATCGGCGTTGAAGGTGCGCTGCTCTGTGATGCGGTAGTTCACCCTGATGCCGCTCATGTAGGCTGCATCGCGGGTGTACTGCGGGTCAACCTCGTGCTTGCCCGTGCAGTAGATGAGCTCCTGGCAACCGAACGAGTTCGTGAAGAGCAGGGTCGGTGCCACGTCACGCTCCTCGCTGTCTATGATGAGGGTCATGGAGCGTGAGCCTGCCTCGACTACGTAGTAGAGAAGGTCGGTGCCCTCGGTCTCGAAACGAGACGGAGAAACGTCGATGGTGGTGTAGATTTCATTGCCGCCGACGGCTGGTGCGGTAAACGGTTTCGTAGATTTGTCGGCGTAGTGTGCGGTGACTGTTGCCGAGTCCTTGCCCATGTAGTGAAGATACTCCAGTCGCCCCATGTAGGTGGTCTTGTGCCCCTCCAGCAGGGTGAGGAAGTGGGTATTGAGGAATGTAGAGCAGTCCACGCCCACGATGTCCACGGTGGAATAGTAAACCTTCAGGGTGGCTTTCTGTGTATCGGTGACAGTTGCCGAGTCGGTGTCTCCGGAGTCCGGAACCTGCTCCTCGGCGATGGTGATGGTGGCTGTGACTGCCAGCCTCCGGCGTGCATAGGGACGGAAGATGTCGGCAAGGTCGCTCACGGTGACCTCTCCATCGGCTGGATAGAGATACTCATCGTAGATGATGTCGTCACCTATCTTGATGGTGACGAGCAGGCGCGTCTTGGCCGTGAGAATATCGATGTCGGGGAGGTTCTCAAGGAAGAAGCTGCCCGACGGAAGTGATGTGATGGTCATATATTATCTTTTTTGATGCAAAGATAATATGGAGGGGATAAAAATAAAAATACGGCTGACTACCCTCTCGGGCGGTCAGCCGCATCAAAGCTTTTCAGACTTTATAAAATTTTTCGTACTGCAAAGGTACGAAAAACTATTCATAATACATGGTAGTACTTGAAATTTATATGAGTTTTTAACTTAAACCAGGCTATCCGGCTTGACAACTCTCTCCCATATAGCCCATGCCACGGTGCCGTCTGGCTGCGTGGCTACCTGGTAGTCATGCGCCTGCAGGTACTGGTTGATGGCTCCTATACTGACACCGCCCATGTCATCAAGTTCCGTGGCGATGTCCTGGGAGGTCTTGAAACTCTTCTTGTAGTCGAGACCGGTGTCTGCATCCTTCATAGGGAGGTTGCAGCGGAAATGGAAGTAAGCGTCGAGCAGATCCTGCTCAAACTGCTCGCTGTCGAAATAATCTGTATTTCTTGGCATAATATTCTTTTTTTAAAGGGTGAAACTTAAATATCGTCTCCAGGATGCAGGCGGTTCAATGCCGTCTCATAGAGGTCAACCCAGTAGCCCAGACGGGATGCCCAAAGGTCGTATTTGGTCTGAAGTCTGGTAACACGGATCTCCTCACGCTCCAGTTCTCTGAGGTATCTGCCGACAATGCGGTGGCAGTCTTGATTAACACAGTATCTTGACTGAATCTTGGCGTACTCCACGAGCTTGTATAGCTCCTTACGCTTGATATCAAGCTCCCACCAGCGTCTTTCGAGCGCAGCGCGAATGCGACGGCGGCGGAAATATAGCAAGAGAACGTCTCTCTTGACTTTCTTCTTATTCTTTTTCATACCTAATCGTTGTTTATAGATTTCCACTTGTCCAAAGTCATATTGTATGGCTCAACCTCCTTAGCTCCATATCTAAGAGCATAATAGCGATGATCATACCATCGGATAATAGTCTGCTTGTGTGACGCATCATCGATGAAAACAACAGAACCCATTGTATTGTAGGCTCTCTGAAATTTGAGTTCCACCTTATGGGCGTTCATTTTTTTGCCAATATTTATGAAGTATTTGCACTTGCTGATGTCCTTGGTTGTCAGCTTTGCTGTGCGTCTTCTGCGGTTTCTACTTTTCTTCATCGCTCATTCCTCCTTTCTTGTCTCTCTCCCAACTTGGGTGAAGGAGTCCTTTGGCTTCTTCCGGAAGTACCCCCCCCGAATCTCTAAAACGCTTGAAGATGCGGTTGCGCTCGGTCTGGATTTTCTCGTTCTCTGTAGTCCAGAAGCTCTTGGCTTCAGCCTTGCCTACGTTGTGTCTGCGTCCTGCCTCGGTGCGTTGCTTTATCAGTTCACGAAGCTTTAGCTCGTATATCACCTTGGCATCCTCATACACCTTTCTTGCATTACAGAGCTCATCAGTAGCGTGGTGCTCCACAGCGAGAATATCGTCCAGCTCATCATTATATTTATCATGCAGGTCTGACATTCTATTGGCGTAGTCCAGGCGAAGCTTATTCAGCTTAGCCGTATTTGCTTCAATGAGCTCATGGAACTTCTCTGTAGTAAGCGGCTCAACCTGCGTGCCGACGCTCTCAATTTTATCCGGTGATGGCACTTTATTGCCCTCAACCTGGGCAATATCTTGCCATGGTGATGCACTATCCGCTACGTCCTGAGTCTTTTTATTCATCTCCTCCATAACTACATCACCTCCCCTCCGAAAAGATAACCACCAACAATCATCACGCACACGAAGCTGACTATGCCAACTATGGTCTTCGCTACCTCGCCATAGGTAACCTTCTCCTCGCAGAGGAAGCTGAAGGTCTCGCTCTTGGTAGCCATGAGGCGCTTAGCCTCACGCTTGATTGCACACTTGAGGGTATGGATACCCTCGTTCACGTTGATGCCTGCAGGTCTCACCTGCGCATCACTTAATAAAATAGAATTCTGCATATTGCATCATCTGTTAAGCATAAACAGCCGATTGTATAAAAGGGTGGCGGCTGCATTCCCCGTTGCTTAACAGATGATGACTTATCCGGAAGGACTTATCAAATCTACGGTTCATGCAGCCGCCATGTATTGGGCATATCTATTTTCCCAGTTGGAAAAAATTATTTTCCCAGTTAGAAAAAAAGATTTTCCTAGGCATAAAAAAAGCCTGCGGCCAGAAGCCATAGGCGAAACGGTCGCCCTGCCGGATTGTCTACAATCATCTGTTAAGCGTTGGCAAAGGTAAGAAGAAAATTTGGAACCGCCAAAAAAAAAAGCGAGAAATGTAGAAATAAAGGACTTTTTTATGTTTTAAAACACAAAAACATGGGGGAAAGGAAAA